CTCTAACTCAAAGGTATACCCATTCCCCATGGAGGAGAACTTCTGGAGATTCGTTATTTCTCCGGAAGGAAGCACACTAGCGTGGGCCCTACAAGAAAGCAGGGCCTCAAACCAGTCAACGGGCATCAATTCCCGGACGAGCTCGTAAGCAACTGTATCACTCGCAGAGCTGAGATCCAGGGTCGCAAGCGACCCGAGACTCGCACTACGAGCAAGCAGCTGATTTAAGCTTTGGTCGTCCAGGTCAACGCCAACTCGCTTCAACCGACTACGGAGGAAACCACCAAACCCCTTCTGAACATACATGTTCATATCAGGTTCGATTGCTATCACGCGATCGATGAAAGCGTCTTTCGGCACAGTGGTGACCTTGCTCTGCTCCCTAATCTTAAAACAGGGAACAGGATCGTCAATGGAACGACCCCCGCTGGAATTACACCAGACGGGACTCATGCGAAGGATCGCATAAGAAGAAGCAAGGTTATCTAGAGTGGTTTCAGGCGACTCTCCGTATTTGAACGGGAGATGTCTTTTGACGAACGGCAGACGAGTTGTACTGCCAGGGCCAAAGGCGAAGAACTTAAAGAGCTTTGACCAACGAAAAGGGCCAAGGAGATGCTGTATTTTTGACCGCGCGAGTCGAAATGACTCGGCGAGGTCTGGACGAGCCAGACCAATACGGAATTCCTTAAACCTCTCGTTAGTGACTCTACACTGTTCTTCACATGCACGCCACTTTAAGATGGCGTCATCGCGCTTCCTGTCCGAACCCGGTAAACCGGGGTATTTTCGGATTAGGGAGTAAGACAGCAGAGCCAGGCGGAACTCATCGGCCGTTTCAAAGGCCTTTGGGTCCAGCCGAAGCTCTGTCGCCTCGCGAAAGCGGCCTTCACGCAGAAGCTGCGCTACGACCGACGCATGAGTTCCAGGAATCCTATCAAGAACCCCAAGAACGAGTTCCAATGAAGGAACGCCCAAAACACTATCAGCACTCCGAGGAGGGCCATTACGCTTCTTAGCCATAGGATTGCCTTAATGGTTAGTGAAGCAAGAACACCCCTATCCTCCCTGTTGAGAGAAGAGAGAAGTTCACGGAAGACATCTCGAGCTACGTCGGGCCATGGAAGCCTCTTACGAGGGTCCATGTCCTTAGTAGACGTTTTCGAGCGTCTCGACGAGCGCCGTAACGACGGCATCGTTCATGACGTTCTTAGCGAACGCACGAAGGTTCTTGCGGTCCTGAAGCGTGGACCGTTCCGGGAGCCAGAACTTGAGCTCGGCAATCGGCGTGTAGCCGACGGTCGGCGCAGGCTGGATACCCGTCGCGGTGCTCGGACTGGTCTGCTCCAGGATCGGTGTTTTGATCCTGATAGTCGCCAGGAACATCTTCTCCTGTGACTGCGGGGACGGCTGCCGGAGCGAGAGGTCCAGGGTGTAATAACCCACTGGAATCC